TTTAATCATCGTATAAGAGTTGATTGCACCATTGTTACGCATACGAGAGGATGCACAGATATTCAAATAATCAATGAAGATGATATCCGGTTTGAATCCCTTCTTGATTTGAAGTTCATCAAGTAATGCTCGGAAGTGCGTTGAACTGGCGCTTGATGTTGGATATTCTTTGATAATCAATCGACTCTGAATGCTCTTACAAATATTCTCAATCTTCTTCGTATAGGAAGACAGAGGCATATCCTTTAGATCATCCATTGTTACATCAAGCAAATTGGCATCGATGCGTTCTGCAATTCTCTCTTCAGCCATCTCGCAGGTGATGTAAAGAACATTGTAGTTCTGCACAAGACAATTGGCGGCATGGTGACATAAGAACAACGACTTACCAACACCAGTACCTGCCATTACTACATTCAAAGTCTTAGTCGGTGTACCACCGGCTGTAATGGTATTCAAATACTCAATATCGAATGCGACTTTCTTTTCCTTCTGATGATAGAATTCAAAACGCTTCTCGGCATCGGCGGTATAATCATGTCCGATATGAACATCGAAAGACACAGACAATGCTTTGGAAAGTAGATCAGGGATTGCAGTCTTGTTTCTAATCTTATCTTTACCATCAATGATCTGAATAGATTCCATGATGGAATTGTAGATGGCTTTATCTTTGCAAAAGTTTTCTGTTTCGTTTACCAACCATTCCTGGTTTGGCTTATCATCGAAATCAAAATCTTCAATGATCTTCATACAGTCTTGGAACTCTGGCTCAGAAACCATTTTTAGTTTGTCCAATGATATAATCACCGCCTCCTTTGAGGGGACGGTGTTATACTTTGTGAAAAACTCTTGAATGTTTTCGAAAATCAGTCGTTCTGACTTGTCGTGAAAATACTCACTCTTCAGAAATGGGATCACCTTGCGAGAGAAGTCTTCGCTCGTCATCAGGCTCCGTAATATCGTCAATTCGATTCTCTGATTCATTTTCTTCTTTTTCCTTCAGCCACTCATCTAATAGGTGCAGTACAATATCTCCTGCTACCTTGTGAAATTCATCTTCTAGTATAACATTCTTTGGATTCTTTACAACAGTTGTATTCAGAATTAATTTTGCATACTTCTTGTCATCTGTTTCAGAAATGCCGATCTTTCCATAGGTGTATTCAACACCTTCAAATGGACCAGACTTAATTCTGATTACAACAAATCCGTCATGTAGTTCTTCTGTAGATTCGTACAGGTTATCCATCAATTTTTCCATACTTAAACTCCTTCTGAATTCGTTCATCAAGTTGCTTTAGAATATCATCTGTAAGATACTTTTCTGGCTCATCATTGATGTTCTTCATAAAAACCTTTGAACCATCTGGAAGTTCGATGCGAGTAGAAACGCTCTTGAAGATTCCATACTCAACAGCCAATTCAGCCAATCCATGATAACGGCTAAGACCGCTCTCGTAGTTCAGACGAGTCTCTACCTCCATGTTTTCCTTTGCAAAACGATTCTTGTAGTTCTTGCAAGTGATGAAGTTACCAACAACACCCTCATCAGTCTTGTCCTTCTTCTTGCTTAGGAATAGAATCGTGCTGGCTGCAAACTTGACACCACTACCACCCGATAGATCCTTAGTTGGTACATAAGCACCAATGATTTGATAAGTGTGATTGGTAATGAGCATAGGAATGTTGGTTTTTCCAAGTTTGGCAGTAAGTACACGGAAGGCTTTCTTCACCAATTGCGCTTTAGTCATATCTCGGACATTCTTACCCTCTGCGGTATCAGTCATCTCTTTCTCGGTGGAAAGCATTCCAAGCGAATCTAGCACCAGTAGAATTGGTTTACGCTTTGCTTCCTCTTCCTCTAGATAAGAGTTTACAATCTTCAGAGCCTGTGTGCTGAACTCTTCAATTGTGAGAACAGGAATAATGGCTAGACGATCAGTATCGATACCACGACCATCTAGCATGTCGCTAGTAATTGCATTCTCTGTATCGAAATACAGAACCATAGCATCGGGATTCGAATCTAGAAAGTTCTTGCAAATGCCAAGTGCAAAGAAAGTTTTACCAGTTGCTTGCTCACCTGCTAGGCAGGTAATACGATTGTTTGGTAAACCACCATAAATGCTACCACTAAGTAGTGCATTCAAAGTATAAGAACCCGTATCAATAAATGAAATGGTGTCATCCATCTCGGCTGCTACGGTTGCGTCATCGTTTCCAGTTATTTTTAGTAATGATTTAATATTCATGCGAAATAATCCTCTAGAGTGTTTTGTTTTTCCACAGTCCAACCAATCACATCAAGAATGTTCTTGAGTGGATCTAAGAATGTCTTCTCAAACTGCATATCATAGTCAATGTATCTATTGAGATCAAGTTCAATTGGAAGAGAATTTAAGAAAGTAATAACTTGATCTTTACCGCTTGGACCACCAACCGGATTTGGAGCCTTTAGATACACAAACTTGATCTTGTCGCCATCTGTGATTAGTTTATACTTCTTTTCCAACTTTAGTTTACGAATGTGATGATTGTGTAACAATGCGCCTTTCACAGCGATTGGCGTAGACTTACGATAGATCGTACTTGGATCATAGTACTCCTTCATGCCATTGACGCTGCGAGGAAACGCAACATCTTCAGCAGGCAAGGAGAAGAATGTTTTCTTGAAGTCAGCCACATAGTCGATCAATTTTTCTTGATCGCCATTCATGATGATATCAATTGCCTTCTTCAACTTCGTTCGTACAATCTGTGGAGTCGAACTACGAGTTGTTTCGATACCCTTGATCTTCAATTTTACTTCTTTGTATCGAACACCTTCGCTATCCCACACATTCAACATGTAACGCTTCTTCGCAGTCCAAATGCCTTTGCTTGCGATTACTTCACGCTTCATGTGCATATAGTTACCAGCACAGTTCATCAACTGTGAAAGTTCCTTATACTTGTCTTCAATGAATGGTTCTACTACCTTATTGACAGATTTGTCAAGAAAGTCCACAATCTTATTAACATCTGTTTCATTCTTCATTACCTTCTTTACTAGGGAATCAAGACAAAGGTAAATCGAATCTGTATCACTTGCAATGATGTAATCAAGATCCGTTGTCTTAAGCGTTTCGTTTAGATACTTGTTTAGTGCGCGTTCAATCCATCGAATATTTAATTGTCCAGACAATGTAACTGCTTCCGCCAAATCTGTATCATAATAACGGAAATACTCATTACCGATTGCACCATAGGCGGAATTCAATTGGATCTTACGAACAAGTTGGAAGTTATGATATTTGGAGATATCATAATCCAACTTAATCTTCTCATCTTCGTCTGTACAAGTCTCACGCTTTTTCTCTGCTTCAATCATCAGATTCTTGAAGTGCTTGCGTTCCTTATACATCTTTTCCATCAGAGCAGGAAACACACCCTGAACATCTTTGCGGAATGTAACACCATTGGCAGCAACAACTTCATTTCGCTGTTTAGCATCATTAAAGACCTGAATTGGATCAATGAAAGATGTGATTGATTTTCCATCTTCACGATCAAAGATGCCATCGGGAGATAGAGATCCTGCCTTACCCCAATCAGTCTTGGTTTCTGGCGAGATATTGTACTGCATGATCAAATGCGGATACAGACTATTCAAATCAAGAGAAACAACCCAATCATAAAGACCGGGCTTTGGTTCTTTGACATAAGCGCCAGCATACTGTCGATCCTTGCTGTTGTGCTTCTTCGGTGGGATTACTACACCCTTTTCATACAAGTGATGGAAAACGATTGCGTCCCAAGTCCGAACCTGACTGAAGATATCCATCAGATTCACTTTGGCTGAATACGCCAGCGCAACCGCCAGTTCCATTAGTCGTAACTTCTCCTCCAACTTTTTGATCAGAGTTACATCGTGAACATTGTACTCAATGAACTTTTGAAAGTCCTTCTTGTAGAACTCATGAATGCTTTCGTACTCCGAATATGAAAGTTTACCTTCACCTAGTTCGATGTTCGCAATGCTGTCAAGACGATACGACTCTTGGTTGGTGTATGTGAATGTAAGATACAACTCGTAGTAATCTAGAGTTGCAATCCCTGCAAGATCATATACATTGTGATCTTTGTTCTTGCGATTCACCACCTTCTGATTCACGATATTCCAGAACGAAAGTCGCTTCGCTTCTTTCTCACCCATCAATGCTGATATGCGAGAGAAGAGATATGGAATATCGAAGAATCGGATGTTCCAACCAGTGACAATATCAGGTGCAAGAGATTGCCAAAAGTTGAGAAAATCCATGAGCATCTGTGCTTCATCATCATAGCATTTGACATGATGATTTGGCAAGACACCAGTAAACGAATTCAATCCAAAAGTAAAATACTTCCCATCGCAATAAATTGTGATGGCGTTCACCCGCTCCACCGGATTCTCCATGTTAGGGAATCCAGACTCGCATTCTGTCTCAATATCGATGATTGCTACGCGCAACTTTGTGAAGTCGTAGTCAATCGCACCGGGATATCGTTCTGCCAAAAATGGATAAACGAAATCCATGTTTCCATAGATTTCAAAATTTGACACATCCTCATACTCCTTTGAGAAGTTTCTGGCTTCAGACATGGAATCAAATTCCATCTCAGAGACAGGAACACCCATCAGAGTTGTGTGTGTTGGATTCTTACCCTTGATATAAAGTTTAGGATGATATTGAATCTTCTCGGAAGATCGCTTACCATCCTTCACCTCACGGACAAGGACACTATTTCCATAGACAAATGCGTTTGTATAAAAGTTCATTCGGTTTCAGACTTTGATTTTACATATGCAGAGAATAAAATGCAATAGTTAATTATATCAAGAACGGCGTCATTATAGCCTTCGTTCTCAACAACTAACTTGCCATCTTTTGCAAATGTGCTAAGTCGTGAAACCTTATCAATGATACGAACCAAGAAACCTTGTTCAGTAGAACACACACCCATGGCTTCACAGCGTTCAAAGTTGGCAAATGGTGTTCCATTGCCTGCTCCTGCATAATCATGATTCTTCTTTTTCATGATATCCAAAGCAGTTTTGCATAGATCATTATGATGTTGGAATAATTCTTCGCGGTTCATGTAGAAACTCCTGTCGATCCAAACCCACCAACGCGGTCGGTTTTCTGTGAAGGAGCAGTATAGCACTCTTCGATTGTATAGTCAAGATTCTTCATCAATTCTCCCTGAGCAATACGATCACCATGATTAACCATGAAATTAACATTCGATGTGTTGTGTAGAAGAACCATCAATTCATTTGTATAATCAGAATCGATAATTCCTTCTGCATTCAGAAGGGTGATTCCCTTCTTATAGGCTAGTCCTGAGCGTGGATGAATACGCACAGAATAGCCAACTGGAATATCTAAAATTATACCAGTTAAAATTGCAACGGTGTGGTGTGCTGGAACTATAGTAGCACCACAGGCTGAAATATCAAAACACGCCGCTTGTTGGGTGGCGTGTTTTGGAAGAACTGCATTAGGATGAATTTTGTAGATCTTTAAGTTAGTCATGCACGAAATTATAATATAAAACTAAATCAAGTCAAATTTATTATTCCCAATATCCGTTTACTGCAACATTACCTGTTACTATTAGAGTTGCCCCTGTAAGAGTTCCGTAAGGACGAGCAATCAGGGTGAAATATTTGTTTGGGGGAACAATCAGCGGTGAGTTAAACGACATTTCAAAACCGGGTTTAATGGTTCCGGCTACATCCGTTGTGCCGAATCCTTGCCCGCCAATGGCAATGCTTTTACCTGAAGTGGTTGTGGCAGCGTCTGCTGTGGCAGTGCTGACCGCAGAGCCTTCAACTTGAACAATATACGACAGAAACGCACCCGTTGATCCCGGAGCAGTGGACACATATGTGTCTCCAATACGAACACCTGTGACATACAGCGTCTTGCCCGGAAGTGATGCTGTGCCTGCGGGATTCAAGAAAGAAAATAGTGGATAGTCTGCATCCGTTGTGATAGTTGAGAATGCAGGAGATGTCCACAGCCCACCAAGATTGTTAAGTTGTGGATTGCTTGTAGCAATCCATGTGCCTGCGGTACGAGTGGTTGCGCTTGCAGGATGTCCAGTAGTTGCTGCTGTGCGAGTAACTGTTGGACCGGGAGTGTTGCCTATTTGTAGTTGATATGCTCCACCACCCATACCAGAGATTGCATGTGCCCATAACTTGTTGACATTATGATCGCCGTAGCCAACATTTACATAACCGATGGAGAGTTGGCGACCTGCGGATGCAGTATTTACATTCAAAACACGAAATCCGACAGGCAGTTGTGAAGCCGCAGCAAACTGCGACAACTGCGAAGGGCATTGGAGTTGACCCACCAATACATCGTTGATCCAAAACCGAACTATATCCGAATGAAAGGTGATCAAATAGTGGTTGGTTTCTGCCGGATCATATGCACCCGA